AGCGGTGCACATGAGAGCTGCTGAAAGAGATTTTTGGAAGAAGAAGATAAAAGTGCATAAGAAGAAGTTGAAGGAGTTGGAAGAATGATAGTATGGGCATTGTTTGATAGTGGCAATGGTTCATACACAAAAGCCGTCAACACCCTCAATAGTTCGGGGGGGGGGCGAATATTGAAGTGTATCCGATTGGTATTGATATCGAAAACAAGAACAATCATTTTATACCGTTAAATTTAGCAGACTATTCAAGGCTTTTTGGGGACAACACACTTTTTGATACGCTTGACCAATTACCACACCCTGATTTAATCATAGCAAGTCCACCTTGCGAAAGCTGGTCAAATGCTAGTGCAATAGCTAATGGCAATGCTTGTTGGAAACAGGAAGATTTATCAGATAGTCTATTTAAACCACAAATTCAACCAAGCATATTTACTATTCGAGCAAACAAAGACTACGAGAATGCGTACAATAATTATCGCTATGATAGGCAATTTATGAAAAGGGTAAATGGTGAACTCTGTGCATTTAATACTATCGAGATAATAAAAAGGTATCAACCTAAGTATTGGATCATAGAAAACCCAGCAAGTGGGCGATTGTGGAGATACATTGAAGAGATTATGGATTTTAAACTACCATATCTCAATCCTACACGATATAACAATTATGGTTATCCAATTCAAAAACCAACAAAATTTGCTAGCAATCTTGATTTAGGTCTTAAAAATGACATTGTTAAGCAAGACATAGAATGGTGTAATTTTTCAAAATCGTATAATGAAAGGTCAAATATCCCACAAGAATTAGTAATAGAAATTTTTAAAAAAGTTAAAAAGGAGTTGGAAGATGAATAAGCAGGAATTGATTGAGAAGTACAAAAGACTTGAAGGTGTATGGGATGCTCCAGGAGCAGAAACAGCCCGTCAAATTTTTCTACAAGACTTGGAACAACTAGACGAACCCGAAAAACCAGTAGTACCGGCAGTTGTATCAGTTTGGTATCAGATAAACAAAGATAATTTATATAAAAACATTGCATATCTTTGTGCGAATTGGGTAAAATCGACAAATGACGATACTCTCTTCAACTGGATATCGAATACAGATAACTTTATCGAAATTATCGTCAATATGCACAAATTCGGCTACGAGGTCGAGGAAAAGAAACGGTATCGAGTGAAGATGAAAGGTATGTCCGAAGAGAATACATATCTGACATTTAGGTTTGGCCATACGTGGATGCTAAGCAATTTTGAAGAGTGCGAAGAATTTCGCTTGCATCACACCCGCAAAGAACTCGAAGATGCCAACTTTGGCTGGGTGTTTGATTGTGAAGGTATTGAAATTGAGGAGGTGGAGTGATGAGTGCGCTTGAAATATTTTTATCCAAGAATGACCTTGAACGCATCGCAAACGGACATGATATAAAAATAAGTCATGGTAGAGGCTCAAAAATAAATGGAGTTATTTTGAAACTCGAAAAGGAAGATGCAGAAGAACTCAAGGTTAAAGAAACGGAACTAGAATACTATGAACGTATGCGTGAAATGTTACCCAAATATCCTACGCCTTTTTAAGTCATGCAATGGCTTATGTAAATTTAAGGATTGACAAATTGAAAGAGGTAAAACAATGAAACGACTAAAAAGATACCCTTACACACGAAGCCAGTGGGTTGAAGAAACCACTGATTATTATACATACGAAGAAGGTATTTATTTTACAAGTCATATTTTAAAAAATAGACTTACTGGAGAAATTAAGAGCAAGGAGGTGGAAGAATGAATAATGAAGTCTTTGAAGAATTAAAAAAACTCATGAGTTATTTTCCCGACTCATTTATAAACAGACAATTAGAACTTATTCTCATCCCAAAAACAAACACTTACTTTTCTTTAAGAGATTGTTTGACAAAAAAGGATGTTATTTCAAAGGTGCTAATGTGGTGTACTAGAGATATAGATAAAGGCGAGCCTTATCAACAACGAAAACGAAATATCGACTTTTATGTGGATAATCGCGATCGTTTGAGAAAATATTTAGGTGCAGATATCAATGTGCATGTGGTTTATAATCGCTTAGGAAATGGAATTAACAAAGAACTAACACACAGATTTATCGAGAGTGGTTTTGATATGAATTTACTTTATAAGGAGGTAAAGGAATGAAACGTTTCTTAATTGGATACGCATTACTTACCACTTGCTTGTTATTCATGCAACGTGAAGCACAGAAACCCTTGCTTGTCTATCACGCCGATAGCAAGTATGCTATTACTGGCAAGGTTGAAGATAAACGAAAAATCGGAAATCTATTTACTATCACGGTTGACGGGAATGTTTTCGTGGTTAGTGAGGATAGATACAATAATACAGAAATTGGAAATGAGGTAACACTATGAATTACAAAGTAACAGTCAACGGAAAAGAAATTGAATACGGTGCACTAGTTGAAAAATCACGTTTTTCAGACGAAGAATGGTCTGCTATTTATGCAGAGATTGCAAAACAAAATTACCCAGAAATATTTGAAAGCAGAAAATCAGATACTGCATTTATTGATACGCTTGGTGCCTGGATTTCACTAGAAGAACGATACGAAGCATTACTTGAGCTATTACCTCAAGATCAATACTCTTACGCTGGTACTCATCCAAAATGGGTAGCAGATGCAGTAACAGAAAACACCTTGAACAAAGAAAATACAAAAGACGATGTGCTTGATTTAATTGAACGATGCTCAACTCTAGATGAATTGAAGAGTGAGCTGACAGAATATTTTGGTTTGGAAGAAATGTAGGGTAAAAACATGAACACACTAGAGAATGTAAAGCAATGGTTTATTGATCGTGACTTAGAAAACGGTGGACGATTAGACAAACAGTCACTTAAATTAAGCGAAGAGTTTGGAGAGCTATGCGCTGGTTATCTCAAGAAGAATGAGCAGGTAACCAAAGATAGTATCGGAGATTGTGCAGTCGTGATTGTCGGTCTAGCATTATTAATTAAAGAAGATGTGAATCAGATTTTTAAAGAGTCTGATAACATTCGCAAAAAAGATGTGATGGAAAGTTTCATCTCAATCAATGCCAATATTAGTGAGTTTCAACTCTCACAAGGATTTGCTAGCAAGGAATTATGTCGACACAATCTAGTACGCTGCATTGGTTATCTGAAAAATCTTGGTTATGATTTTGATGAATGTTTTGAACTAGCATACAAGGAAATCAAAGACCGTAAAGGTCGCTGGATTGATGGTAGTTTTGTCAAAGAGGAGGATTTACAGTGAAAGCATTAGGTATTTTTGTTTGGGCAATATTTGGAGCCATTGTAACAGCATTCATCATCCAGTACGGTTGGAATGAAATCATAGTAACAATCATTCCAGTTAATAATATTTCTTTTTGGCAAGCATTTGGGATGAATGTATTTCTATCTTTTCTTCTCCCTACACCGCTCACAAAAGAAGATGATGATGAAGATTACATAAAAACTGTTATGAGAGGCGTTTTAAAAGCTGTAATTGTTACATTTTTCATTTGGTTAGCTAGTTTGTTTATTTAAGGAGGATTTGCCAGATGCTTGAAATAAATGGAAAAAGCTATGAAGTCCATAAAATAAAACTCACAAAGAAGGATTTACAAAACTTGAAAAAAGGCGAAACGCTTATTTTTATCTGCAAAGAGGATAAAAAAGCTATAACAGTCAGCTTGGAGGATTTAGGATGATGCAAAAATTAAAAGTGTGGATAAAAGAAGAAAAATGTTTCGCAGATTACATTGAGACAATTCGATATCACGCAAAAGAAATCGTTTTGACCCGAGGTGAAACTTGCGAAATTAACTGCTTTGATTTTGAAGATGTTATCTTCACCCAATCAACAGGGCTCAAAGACAAGAATGGCAATGAAATCTTTGAGGGAGATATAGTTGATTACAAAGGCAGAAAAGCAGTTGTCAAATGGCACGGTTCTTACGCAAGTTTTATTTACAGATTTGTAGATGAACTAAATGAAAGGGTTACAGAATGGCATCCACTATTTCTCGCTTATTATCACTTTGAAATTATCGGTAATATTTATGAAAATAAGGAGTTACTGGATGCCTGATGTAGAGTGGATAATGAATAATTGCCACATGATGCGTGATAATGGTGTTTGGGGTGGAGAGAAGCAAATCTCCTACGCTAGTCCAGATGGAGAATACACGTATTACATAAACAAGCGCAAAGATGGAACGTATTATTTGCATGGAGCAAGTAAGCATTATGGGAGGAATTAACATGACAGACAACGTAAATAAACCAAGCCACTACCAAGGTTCAAAAGGCCTTGAAAGTATTGAAGTGATTGACAACTTTATTGGCGACTTGCCAGGCAAGGCTGCATGGTGCTGGGGGAATGCTATAAAGTATTTACTCCGATTCCAGAAGAAAAACGGTCTTGAAGATTTGAAGAAAGCTAGAAAGAACCTTGATTGGTTAATTGAGGAATTGGAGAATGACCAATAATAAAATGACATTTGCTGAACAATTCAAATCGTGGAGATTATCTAAAAATTTTAACAAGTCTGAAGCAGGAGAATTTCTTGGAGTATCACCTGTGGCAATTCATTACTGGGAAAAAGGAATCTCACAACCAACAGATAGTAAAATTTTTATGATATGTGAAAAAATAGATTTAAACCCACAGTTGTTTTTGAAAAAGAAAACAAACCCATTCGCAGAAGAATTAAAGAAAAGACGCAGTGAGTTGGGAATGACACAAACAGAATTAAGTCATGAACTGGGGTATTGTAGATATTCTATTGTAAGTTGGGAGTTAGGAAAGATTCCGTCCAGGATTGCATTAGAAGATATCTGCTCATACTTTGGAATGGAGGTGGAAGTTTGGGAAAGACTATTAAGTGGAAACAATCACGAAGATATGAAGGAGGTAGCACTTGAGAGCACTGAATGATCGTGAATTCTATTTTTTGGATAGAGAACTTTTGAAATTTAAAGAAGTCGATCATGATATTTGGGTTAGAACAGCTGAAATCATGGCAAAAAACGGAGAAGAGCTCGTTGGTGGCCGAGGCAATAAAATTAGCAAACCTACCGAAAACACCGTCATAAAATTATGCAGCGATGTACCTCTAAGAAATCTGGAATTATTCAAAGAAACAGTTGAAACATTCTTAAAGGAACTCACACCAGAACAACGTGAAATCTTTGATTTGAGATGGGGACAGTCAGAATTGGAATGGGAAGAAATTGCTGGCAAACTATTCATTAGCGACGCAACCATTTATCGCAAAAGGAAAACAATTTTAAAAACCTATGCAAAAATTAAAGGTATTGCATAAAATGAGAATAAAAACTATTGTATTCTCACTCTAAACGATATATCATGATAGCATGAACTTCTGAAACAAAAACACACATCACACTTTGGGAAACATCCTTAATTCTAGTCAGAAAAGTTGTCCAACAGGAGTGTCATCAAGAGTCAGCAAATGCTGGCTTTTTGTTTTATAGAAAGGAGGTAAAACATGGAATATGTATCACCGATTAAAGATAGCGACGATATCCAGGCCATGAAAGATTATCTGAAAGAATGGAATGAGATGTATTACATGCTATTCATCACAGGTCTGAATACTGGATTGCGAGTCGGAGATATACTTACCCTGAAAGTGAAAGATGTCCAAGGCTGGCACATCAAACTGAGGGAACGTAAGACTGGCAAGCAGATAACTAGACGAATGACCAAAGAACTCAAAAAAGAAATGAGAAGATATGTTGAAGGTAAACCATTTCATCACTTCTTATTCAAGAGTAGACAAGGACAAAACAAAGCGATCACTCGTGAGCGAGCCTATCAAATTATTCATGAAGCAGCTGAAGAGCTAGGAATTGATAACGTAGGAACTCACACGATGCGCAAGACTTTTGGATATAAATACTACAACAAGACGAAGGATGTAGGAACATTACAGAAGATGTTCAATCACTCATCACCAGCAATCACGCTTAGATACATAGGAATTGAGCAAGCAGAGCTTGATGATGCGCTACGGAACTTTGTTATTTAATTTTTTTGGATATTACTTTCACATAATGAGTTAAGCATAAACTGAAAAAATGAAACGCTTTAAAAGCTATGATTAGTAAGGGTTTAAGATTTAGAGTGAGTTTAACAAAATATAAGATATGTGAAAGTGAGAGGTGAAATTGGTATAGTCCGAGGAGAAAAAATAATGGAGCTATTAGGATTAATTATTGGATATCCAGTTATATGCTATGCGATAATAATTTGTCTTTTACACGTTTTTGATTGGTCAGAAAGTGAAGTAGATGATTTATTATTCTCATGGATTATGTTTCTCATTTTGCCTTTTATCTTTTTGTTTGTAGCAACTAGATTCTATCTAGGCAAAATAATAAGCAAAACAAAAAGATGAGAATAAAAGCTGTTGTTTTCTCACAAAAAAAGAATTATTATGATAGCATGGATTTCTTGTATGAGAGGGGATAGGTCGCTGACCTGTCCCTTTTAGTATTGAGAAAGGAGGTTTGAGATGTATAACAAAACTATCAGACCAACCTTGAAGTCTAAGAAGTGGGAGAAGTTCCGTGACAGGATAATGCGTAAGCATGATTATCTTTGTCAAGAAAGTTTGCGCTATGGAATTTCTACTCAAGCAGAAATGGTCCATCATATTTTCCCTGTGTCAGAATATCCTGAACTTGAATTCGTTGAATGGAATTGTTTGCCATTGACAAATAAAAAACATAACACGTTCCATGACAGAGTGAATGACAAAGTAATTAATCAGGGATTATATTGGCAGAAGAAGCGAAAAAAAGATTTTGAGGATTTTTATAAAGCCCCCCCACCTTTTTAAAATTATTTTTTGGCTATTGGGTACCGGTGAAGGGAACTTTT